GCTGGAATGACTAGTTCAGATTCACCCGCCTCGCCTAGTAAGACACGTTGAGGACTTGAAATAATACCGCCGTTAGCTTTTGCTGGCCCTGCTGGAGCTGCTGGAGCGCCGAACAAGCTAGGCAAAGCGCTTTTAAACGCATCTGTTAAGGGTTGCATTATTGTTTGCTGTATCGCCAACCTTGCTAAATCAGAAATAATTGACTGCACTAATGATTTGATTTCTAGCTTTCCCGTTGTCACAAAGTTCACTAAGGCATCCTCCATCTTTTGAAAAGCATTAGTTACCATCCCTGCAACCTTTGTTGATATATCTTTCAAACCATCGCTGTATTTCTTTAAACCTTCTTGCGCCCCTTGCTTCCATTCATCATTTAAAGAAGTAACAGAAACTTTTAATTCATTTACTCTTTTCCTATACCTTCCAATAAATTTTCCTGTTTGTTCTGGGTTTTCAATTCCCAAAGCATCCGATAACGATGGTGGATCTTTAGGGCCAACCAAATTACCTAAATCATTTAATTTATTTAATGGGCCTGAACTAAATTTGTATAAAAGTTCAAGAGTTTGTTTAAACCCCGGTGCATTAATAATTTTAGTTAAACTTTTTGTAGCTTCAGTTAAACCATTTACAAGAGAAATTATTTTTTCTAAATTGTCAGTTATTGCCGCAATCTGTAATTCTTCAGTTGCTATTCTTAGATTTCTAAATTGTTGTTCTGGCCCTTTCATTGCTTCCGTTAACTTTTCAGCTCCTTCAGTCCTTAGTCGTTCTAACGCTGGCAAAATATAATCAATAGTTACTTTTCCTTGTTTGGCAAGTTCTCGCATCTGTCCAACTTCAACACCCATCTCTTTGGCTATTGCCTGAACAATCGCAGGTGTTTGCTCGAAAACACTATTTAATTCCTGACCTCTTAAAACGCCAGTACCTAAAGCCTGAGATAGCTGTAAGAAAGCTCCAGAAGCTTCAGCCGCAGAAGTTCCGCTTAACTTTGCAGCCGTATTAAATCCTTCATAAACAGTTCTTATATCCTCTAGCTCTAAACCTATTGGTCTTAAACGTGCATAAATTTGAGCAAATTCTTTATTAGCTTGTGTTTGACTTATTCCAAATTTATTAGAAGCCGCTGTCGCCGCATTAGTAACAGAAGCTAAATCGTCAAAGCCTTGAGATAAAAGCGCTAAACGTCTTTCTGATTCCGCACGTTGAACCGTAACGTTTAAAGCATCCTGGACAATTCTTAGCGATGCATAGGCTTTTGCTAATCCATCAACCGTTAGTTTTACATTCTTAACCCGACCCGCTAAACCTTGCATGGAGTTACCCATGCGTTTGATACCTTGTTGCCCTAACGTCTTAACCGCCAGGAGCATATTAAATTTTGCACCTTGTGCCATTTATTTATTACCTCTGTTTAATAGTTCAATAGCAGCAGCTTCCATGATTTGAAGATCCTCGAAAGTTTCTTTGCTATATGAATACATATTAACTAAGGCAATCACCGATGAGTAATCAAACCCTGTAACGCCACCGACTGAAGTGCGCCATTGAGTTTGACACCTAAGAAACAATTCAACAGCAGGCCAATTTTCAGTCCATACAGCAAAGTTTTGTTCTTCTTTTTCTGGTAAAACAACCCCAAAGGCTCGCGCTGCTTTTTCCAATTCATCAGTGTTGTTTTTGTCGCCGTTAGCCCAATACTTAACAGCGTTTGTTAGTTTTTTCTTTTTGCCCCTGCAATACTTTCGAAAAATGATTGTGCGATAGCTGTTGCAACCGTTGGGATATCAAGTAATTTTCTTAAATTAGCTTTATTAAAATCAACAGGGTTACCCTCATCATCTTCTATTGAATCCCAGCCAATTAAAACCTCAGAAACTAATTCAATATCAGTGATTTTATTCTTATCTATCTGATCTCCCATTTCGATAATTCTAGTCTGAGTAATTCTTTTAAATTCACCGTTAAAAGTCTGAACAGAATGTTTACCGTTACCAGATGGAACTTTAGCTTTTACAGGCCATTTATACGAGGATGTTTCATCTAAAACAAATGCCATTAATTAATACTTCGACATAGTAGCAGGGTAAACCCTTTATTTAATAAACGCAATATCAATGGAACTTTAATTCAAACTCATCATTTCCACTATTAGGCAAAGCTCTATAACCAATGTCTAACATTTGATAGCCTTCATTGTCGCCTTGTTCAATTGTCTCTAACTGGGTTGTACTTGCAGTAAATGTAATCTTATTACCTCCTGTTTGTCCGTGTTGATGGGTTAGATTTCCTGTCGCTGTTGAATTAACAATTTCATAAAAATTCTTTGTTCCTAATCCAACCGATTCAATAGAAACACTTCCAGAACTTGCGCGATCAGTAATTCTTATAGTCTTAGAACTTCCAATTAATTCAGAATGATAAACATTGTTATTTTGCTCAAAGCTAAATGATTGTAATGAGCCTGCATACGAATGGAGTTGAAAGGCAGTTGTGTTTGTACTGTTAGCAACTTTTGGAGCTAGTTGAGCATAAGTCGGAGTCAATATCGTTGTTGCTGTTGGAGCGTTATACAATCCTAAAAAGTTAAATATGAATTTAGGAGTATCTGATGCATCTATTTGGTATGTAAAACTTCCTCTTGCTCCCGTCAACTTGTGAAGTGAACCATCTATATAAACCCCAATAGTTAAACTATCAGCCGTTTCTAAATTCGTCTCTGGTGAATATACGTTTTGACTCGCAGTAGATGTTTCTATTAAACCGCACCCCAGTAAAAGGTCTTTATAGTCTGGCGCAGTTCCGGCTGTCCCCGATGGAGTTGCTTCAATCGTTGCGGTTAAACTTACATGTGTATTTGTTTGAATAAACGGTCTAGAACCAAACTTTCCATCAATTATGTTCCGATCTAAAACAGTTGATGCAACTGGTACGATTGAAACTTCAGTCGCTAAAACAGCATCAGTTCCCGCTAATGTTGCTGCTGATGCATAAGAGCTTTCTTTTTTGGCTGCTAACAGCGTCTCTTTAATCCTTAAAACAGCCATCTACAAAATCAAAACACTATGACTACATATTAACTATTTTAAAATTAAGAGTCTAAACCGAAGCCAAATTATTATTTAAAGTTCGATATTTTAATTGATAAGAACAAGTCACAACGCCACCAGCTTGGTCGGCATCGAAAGTCTCGTTATTACAACCAGTGGGAATAATATCCATTATGTAGCCTGCAAGCGTTGAATCTGTCATCAATTTCGTGTGAAGACTTTCCACTATTGGGTCGGCTATTTCATCAGGAGTATTTCCTCTGACGATCACAGCTACTTGTACATCTAAAGACCAGTCAAGGGTTGCCAAGGATGTGGTTTGTGTTGCTGTGTCGTTTGACCAGGAGACAAGCAAACAAGGACTCTCAGCCCTACTTACAGCCGTCACACGTGATCTGTAGATTTTAGTACCCACAGAAGTTGTACCAGCCAACGCAGCCTTAACAGCATCCAGAATATTCTCTCTTCTTGTTGTCATGTTTTTTGCACTGATAAAACTGTAATCAGGCCATCATCTTCTTGATCTGCCATGCGTACTGTATAAGCCACAGAATTTATAGTGATCGCATCACCACTTTTTAAACTTCCAAAATCGCTGGTTTTGCACCTAAAAGCATAATCGATATATAAAACTTGATCTCCAACAGCAATATTTGTGGGCTGGTCTAAATGGCCTTTGCCACTAGTACTCCCACTCGTCGCACTTACTGCAGACGAATCACTGAAGAACACATCTAAATCATCACTTAGTGACATTCACTTTGGGTTTCTTTTCTTTTGGTTTTGGTGGACATGCCGGAGCAGTTGCTGCCTCTTTTGCACGACCAAATTTAATTAAGTCTTTAGCAGCTCCATCAGAAATGTCACAGGTTTGACCGCTTTCTAAATGTTGGCCATCTGCAGAGCAGGTTTTTGTAATTAGAACTTTCATAAAAAAGAAGGGGCCGTTGCCGACCCCTAATCGATATTAAGTAGTGATGTCGGCGATAGTACCGAATGAGACTGGATTTCTTACTGCTACATCCATAGTTAAGATTCCACGGATTGAAGTAAGAGCCTTGCTGAAGTCATCAGCATCCTCACCCACAGTTATCTCTAAACCGCCTCCCCATGTGCCCATAATGCACTGAGAGAAATCACCATAAACAATCGCAGAACAAACGCCTGAACTAGATCCTTTAGTTAGATTTGATGGGACTTGATTTGATGGAAGAACACCATAGCCATTCAGAACAGCTGGAGTACCACCACGACCAATCGCTGAAAGATCAGAGTTATAAAGGAAGGCACCATCACCTGCTGCAGATCCTCCGGCTCTCAATTTCTTGAGCGCTCCCATCACTTTGTAATTGGTCAAATAACGCACTGCATTTGGATTTACAGCACCGTTATCTTCCATGACGGCTGTTTCTAGATCAACAATTTTTTCTAGAGTTACAGCACCGCCATTTGTACCAATAGCAACTGAATTAATTCCAGAAGTTCCCATGATGCCTGTTGGCTGACCTGAAGAACCAGAACCATTCAGGATCGCACGATCCATTTCTAGCTGTAGACCATCACGCAAATCTGATCTAATAAGCTCTTCAATCCCAGGAGTACCTTGTAAAAGGATCTGCCTAGAGTGCTTTTGAATTGCCGCTAGGTTTTTTGGTGAAAGCGAAATTTGATCAAACGTACTGTTTGTAAATGTGATCGCCGTTGTGTCATTTGCCAACCAATAGGTAGAGCCAACTCCACTGCGTCTTGGGATAGCGACATCTCCAACTAAACCATTCATTGTCTTTACACCAGCCTGAAGCA